CGTATGACCACACCTGCTGAAGAAGTAGCCAATTCCGATCCTGCACCTATGGTTAAGCAAGTCATGGTGGGCATTGATGTTTCAGAAGCACCCGAACCGGAGCAGATAGACATGGATTCGTTATACCAGATGGTATACGACGAGACCTACGACGATAACTCCTCTATGAGTGTGTCCAAGATGCGCGAGATGGAGGAGGCTATAAGTAAAGACCCTAGGGTGAAGCAGATGGCCATAGAGGAACCGGAGAAGTTCGCGCTATACATGTATGGGCGTACGTCCGTAGTTGCCTAAACGACCCCAGCTTCTAGGGACTTACCAAGTTGTCCCCTGAACCTGAACGTGCCGAGGTGCGAAAGTGCCGCGATTGTATCGCAGTATATTTCGCCGCCTATGTCTGTCCATCTTTTACAGAAGGATATGTCCTCCCCTAGTGCACCCTCTTCTTCACAGGTAATGCAGTCGAAGAAAGCGGGGAAGTTTTTAGTTTCCACTAACTTCCCGTCCTGTATCTGAGTCGAATACGTAATCTTTTCGGGGTATGCTTTTGCCATCTTTGTAAACACGTTACGGTCTATCATCATAAAACCTGCCGGACCGCGTGTTATTTTAACAAAACCGTCCTCGTCTGGGGTCTTGTCTTTAAATTTAAGAATGAATTTAGACTCGTTTGGGTTGCTTAAATTTTTCGTGAGGTAGGGTGCTAGAGCTAAATCAACGTCTTTCCGTAGTAGCCTCCATATATCTTCTGGCTCAAAACCTATATCGGCATCTATGAATAATATTTTAGTGCAATCTGTTTTAAGAAACTTATCAACGATGTCATTTCTAGCGTGACTGATTAGTGCTCCCCCTGAGTGGAGGTGAAACGAAGTGCTATATTTTAAGTCTTGGGGTCTCGATGCGGCGATGAACGAGACGACACTGTTGACGTAGTTAACGTATGTTTGGAATCCAAATGCTGGTGTCGCTATAAAAAGCCTGTGTTCTTTGTCAGGAAGCATTTTGAATTTTCCGCCAGCATTTTCTTCAAGTCAACCTTTAAGCAGTAATATTACGCGAGCTTGTAATTTGATTGACTTCACAGTATAATTAGTCATGGCTACATCAATTTCTGGTTCTATCCGTTTAACTTACGGCAACCACACGCACAACGAAACTTTTAGCGGCACGACTTCTGCCCTATCATTCACCAACCGAAGTCACGGCTATTCTGCGGGGGAGGGTCGCGCCGTATATCATGCGTCCACTGGAGCGGCACTATATGATATCGCAGATGAGCTAGATGGTGGGCATGAAGGTTTACTATTAATTAAAAATATAAACACATCAGGGCATCTAAATGTTAGTATGGATGCGGGTACTAGCTTTGATATAAAAATTCGGGCGGGTGACGCGAATCTTATTTCAGTAGGCCCCGACCATGTGGTAAACATAAAAACGGACGTTGCGCCACTAAACACTCAGGAAGTCGCTTCCGTAACTTCGGCTGGGGTGATTACTTTTGGTTCTGCGATTGCCACAGCAGGTACATACCTGATGACAGCAACCACCACTCCGGACTATTCTTCAGATCCGGGACCACTATTTATAATGAAGACTACCAGTGATGCTACGACTAGCGGCACTGTCTATGAATTAGATGGGGAAACAACTAAAGACTTGGCTACTGGCCCGTTATTCACAGCCTCCACTCGTGTAACATTAGACTACATCTGTGATTACCGATTCACTTTAACTGAAGCCTAAAATGGCAAATATACAATTACAGCGGGGACTAAAACAACAAGTTGATATAACATATAAACTTGCTGGGGCTACGGATGCCGTAGACCTAAGTTCTGGTTTTGATGCAGAACTAGTAATCCGCCGTAAGCGAGGTGACAGTTTCCAAGGTAAGGTTGTTGACACCTTACGGTTTGGAGCGACATCAGGAACCGCAGTCCCTGAAGCGGATAGTAGGATAACTTTGAACTACGCTTCTGCGGGACCGAACGTCCAGCTTAAATGGAGTACCGCACAAGCTTCTCTATTACCTAACGAGTCAGTAACCGTGTTTGGTGATTTGAAAATTATACAGAATTCAACTGGGGAGACTGTACACCACATACGACTCGCTTTTGACATCTTACCAGAAATCACAGCATAATGGCGAACGAAACTGTAACTGTAACCCAGTCTGTTAATAATGTACACGTAGTTACATCTGGTGCTACTGGGTTAAATGCCGGAGGTGATATAGACGGCAATTTGTCGATTACGCCTATTTGGAATGAATCAGGCACTGAGTTTACCTCTTTGTTGGTTAATGTTACTGACACCTCAAGTTCCTCAACCAGTGAGTTACTTGATATGCAGGTCGGTGGTGTGTCTAAGTTCGCTGTTGATAAGGCGGGTGATACTGTAGCAACGGGCGGGTTTACTGTCGGAGGAGAGCTTCAAATAGAGACGACAACACCGTATATTACTCTAAAGAATAGCACTGCGGAGAATACGAATGGGGGTTGTGAGTCCAAGATAATCTTTGAGGATCATACAGCCGCAGACCTTGCGTTAATTGAAGCAAGCCACAGTGGTACTTCTGATGACACCAAGGGAAAACTTATTTTTTCCGCGAACAACGGATCAACCCTTATCCCAACCCTAACCCTTACCCCCAATTTTGCCACTATCGACGGCGCACTTGACGTTAATGACGACACAGATGCCACGGATGCCACTGGGGAAACGGGGGCATTGAGGACTGAGGGAGGCGCAAGTATTGCTCTGAAACTTTATGTAGGGTCTGACATAGTTGTGGGTGGGACAGTTGATGGTAGAGATGTTGCGGCAGACGGAACCAAGCTTGATGGCATTGAAACCAGTGCTGATGTAACAGACGCGACTAATGTTGCCGCCGCTGGTGCGTTGATGGACAGCGAATTGACGGACTTAGCGGGGGTTAAAGGCGTTACTATTTCGACACTGCAAGTCAAACCATCTGAAGGCGCATTTGAAGACGGCGATAAGACAAAGCTAAACGGTATTGCAACTGGGGCGGACGTAACCGATAACACTAGTGTTACTAACGCTGGCGCACTAATGGATAGTGAGTTGACCGATTTGGCAGGCGTGAAGGGTGTAACAATCTCAACTCTGCAAGTCAAACCATCTGAAGGCGCATTTGCAAACGGAGACAAAACAAAGCTTGATGGTATTGAAGCAAGTGCAGACGTAACCGATGCAACTAACGTCTCTGCGGCTGGGGCGTTAATGAAGTCGGGCGGCACGATGACCGGAGCGATTACTTGCGGAAGCGGTGGAATAGATGCCAACTACAGCACCATTAGTAATTTATCTGACGGCTCAAGTGCTCAAGATGCCGTCACAAAAACTCAACTAGATTCTGTAGCTTCAACAGCCAGTTCGGCATCTTCAACAGCTAGTGCCGCCAATGCTACGGCTCTTTCAGCCTTACCTAAAGCTGGCGGAACTATGTCTGGCGCGATTGCCATGGGGTCAAGCAACATAACAGGGCTTGCTGAAGGAACTGCCAATGGTCACGCTTTGAGGTTTGAGCAACTCCGAACAATCAAGAACGACGTAACTAATACGACCTATACCTTGGTTGTTGGGGACGCGACCAAAACAGTACGCTTAAACAACGCATCCACCGTCACGGTAACTGTTCCCGATAATACATTTGAACCGGGAGATGTGGTCACGCTTTTCCGCAAAGGTGCTGGCGGGGTTACAATCGACGAAGCCTCTGGAGTTACTATTAATTCTGTTGGTGACAAAAAGAAGTTAGCCTACCAATACTCAGCCGCCACTCTGATATGTATAACAAAGGGCAGTGGTGCATCCGAGTTCGATCTAATCGGAGACTTGACCACATAATGTTTGCAGGAGTAGCCGCCAGTTCTAGCACCCCATATGGGTATGAATTCTACGGACATCAACCAGTAGCTTGGTGGGATGCCACGTTAACCGACTCACTTGATATAGACGGTAGCTACAAGGTTTCAAATTGGAGATCACGTTGGACAGGCAAAGTCCCTTCAGAGGACTGGACTTTATCGCAGTCCGATGCGTCAGATCAACCTTACTATTATTCGCCGGGGAGTGGACATGATGGAGACACAAACGCATTCCACGCCCACAACCGAAAAACAGACGGTTACGGCTCATCAGCTGGTGAACACTGTTTTGATGAGGGAATTATTGAATTTAAACGGGGCGGAACTAAAACTGGGCTGTTTTGTGGAAGTGATACAAATCGAAATATAGACTCGCCTCTTGTTTTGGTTGCGATGTATCAGACTACTTACGGATCGTCGCAAGGATTATGCGGACAAGCGGGCGATACTGATTGGGACACAGATCGACAATGGATTTTATATAATCTCAATCATGCGACCCCAAAAGAAAACAGACTTATATGGGCATATGCGCCTACATCCAGTTACAAATATACCACAAATTGGATTGGCGGAACTTACAACCAATTCGACAATCCGGGATCAAATTTCGATCAAGTGAGCGGTGTTCGTTTGCCATCTGATACTAATAAGCCGACGCTATTTATGAAGTCAGACAAAAAACACACAGCTTCGACGGCGTATGCAAAAGACCCAACGGTGACCGCCCCTTTCTTTGTCGGTAACCATCCTTTAGAAACTAATCCCGTAGACGGTTATATTGCTGAGGTGATTCTATTTGATGTTAAAGAATCGGACATAACAAATACACAAGTGGAGTCCCTTATCTTGCAGATGTGCAAGCGGCATAATGTAGACGCAACTTGTGAAACGGCTGGATTGGGATACTAATGGAAGACGATACACCAGAGAATTTTTATCTGCATTACACAGGAGACAATGCTTTGAATGAAGCCCAAGCCGCTTGTGATTTATGCCACCAGTTAGCAAGTCGTCCCGCCTCAGAAGGGGGTATCGAGGGTTATTCCGCTGAACGATGGGCTACCCCCAAGAAGCACCCAGACAAAGACGAGTATATTGTGCCGATTGATGTAACTTGCCTAGAAATCGTGGATGTCCCCGATGATGTCCAAGCTAGGCTGGACGCTAGAGCAAAGCTCACTATATCAGAGGTCGAGCAAGGTGGATGGTTTTCCATTAGTAGCGATGACCCTGCGGATGCGCTAGAGGATCAAGAATAACACCATAAAAATCTTGAAAACGAATACTCCACGACTTATTTTCTAAGCCTATGAAACGAATTGAGTTCACTGATGAAGAACGCAGAATGGCTATTCAGTTGTTTAATATCGCCGTTATGGAGCGTGGATTAAGTGTATCTGCCCCCGCAACAATGCTGGCTAGAAAATTTGCAGACGACCCTGAGCCTGATACCTCTGAAGAGCCTCAAGAATTACCACAACCTGATTAATGCCTGTTCAACGAAATCAACCCAGCCCACAAAGACAACACGTTCTGTCATTCGTATCTCCGAATGTACAGGATATTTTGTTCTATGAGACCGTAGACGCTCAGAGGGTTGGCATGACCCCTGAACAGCTAAAAAATTCGCTACCTAAGTACGGGACTAAACATCCAGATACTACTAATTTTCCTAATCATGTTTTGGCTTATATACGGCAAGCTGATCCAAATGGTCAGTTCTACCAGTATTTTTATGTCAACGAAAGGGAGACACAGGACAATTACAATTTTGAGCACTCCCAAGCAAACTTGGGTCAAACAAAGTTTGATACCGTTGTAAGGACGTATGTTTATTTGAGATCTTCTTTTGAAGAGGGTGTCGCCGCATTATCCGCTGGATCAGCGATGCCTTTAAAACAAAAGTCGGATGGGGGTGATGGTTGGGAGGATGACACTACGGACACCTTTTATAATAAGGGTTATATCTTAATGGGTCGTGAACAGAAGAGGATAGGCGATAAAGAATTAGATGGGATATTTGTTGTAGAGCAAAGGGTGTATTTTATACCTACCACCATAACAACTCATAATTACGACGACCTTTCGCACAATACTTTAATGCAAGCTGTGGATTACCTTTACCACGGTCAAAGTGTGGCTTATACAAATAATGCGGGTGAAAGTGCTAGTGGTACCGTACAGACTTTATTTGCAGAAGAAGAGTCTGACTATTGGAAAACCCAAGTGCGTGATGTGGGTGAGGGTCTAAGGGTTGGGTTTTATCGTGAGGGTAGGCAGGTATCTTCAGATTGGTATGAGGTGATAACAAAAGATGTAATTGCTGGGGAACCTATAGATACAAAGAATATTAAATTAGACGAATACGATACAGTAACTGAGCATACGTTCCCCCCTGTATTGCAGTCAATAAACGTGGTTTCGTGGGAAAGGCATGATGGGCAGATGCTTTCTTTCCCTGAGTATCACATGAACCCAGAAGCATATCGAGGGCCTTGCAAAACAACCGTAGTAGTCAAGTGGTCGCCAGACCCATTTACACAGAGTAATGGCGGTAAAGTAGAGTCCTTCGCCATGCAACCCCAATCCTTTACATTTGGAACTCCCTATGTGCGGATATCAGTCCCACCATGCCTGACAAAAGGGGGTAAAATACAATGCACATCAGGCACTGTAGATCCCGTGTATAAGTTTACGGTATACACAAAAAAGATACGAGCGACCGTCCCGCCGACTTGGCCTTCTACACATGTGGCTAGAGATAAGCAAGAAGTGGCTAGGGGAGGTTATATAAGGACGACTTGGACGGTGCATAGACCAACTTATTCTGAATAAATGTCGAGTTTGTTTAAAAGCTTTAAGAATTTCTTTTCTCGTTCTGTCGAAGAGTCGGTAGAAGAATCTTTAGATGAGTTTTTAGAACCAGCGGATACAAGTGTATCCCCGTCTGAGTTAAGGAATGTCCCTCTATTTACTGCGTTACCAGATGCGCTGGGGGACGCAGAGCATTATGCGGCTAGAGCCTTTAGTGCTGACGAGGGAAGAGAAGTCCAACACTTAGATGTTCGTTATCGCCAAGAGCATGAACCTTATAGGTTTGAACCTGACGGCGATATGAACGTGTGTGTTACACTGGCGCATATATACGAGATACATCCTAAAGGCTCTGATGAGGAAACCAGTGAAAATCAGGTTACAATTCACGAACTAGATAAGAAGATTATAAAGGTAACCGACAACTGCGTAGTATATTCTAAATTCAAAACCGACGAACACGGTAAAATTAATTCTGAATACACATTACATAAGGAAGAGGGGAATAAATTCCGAATTGAATTACCTAATATAAAACCTTTCAAACCACCGGGGGAAAACGGAGGGGGTAAAGATGGCGAATACATCATACCTTTATTTTGGGTGATTGACGGCAAGTTAGATCGCAATTTTTGGAATGATGAAGAGGAAGACCCACGGCAAGTGCAATTATGGGGTGGCCTTAAAGGGCATCGCGGTCCTTTTTGGTGGGTAAGGGGTTACAATGTATTCAAAAACCAAAGTAGTTACGAAAAGGGAGTAGATCCTTTAACGGATCACGAGGATCGTGAAAGCAAAAACGTATACAAAGAGTATAATATAACTCAAGACGAACACCGACTACGCACTTTAAATTCCAAGGACAGGCGAAAAGAATCGGGAGGGTCTGACAACCAAGGCAACCCTGTTGCTGAGGATGCCAACGATGGGTTTACAGGCAAGCATCAGATACAAGTTGAGTATGAATTCGTTAAAAAAGACGACAATGAAAATGATAAGGCGAAGAACCAGTCAGAATCTAAAGAGATACATATTTGGGGAAATGAGTATGACAAGTGGTTTAAAGTTGGCGGTAAAAAGGTAGGCAAGATAGAGGACGGTTTAGTCAGTTGCTTCGGTGATCTTGAGTGTTTAAGCCTTGACAGCACAACCCCTTCAGTAGTTCCATGCTATCAATCATATAAATCCGTAGCTAAGTGCCCCGATTCCGATAATGAGTATACCGATGTATTGCGCCGAGGGTCAGGATCGGAAGTGGGTGTGTGGTCAGCGGGAACTACTAGCAATCAAATTTGGTATGGTGGAAGTGAAAACCCTAACATGATAACTGGGTCTACGGGTACAATATGGGTTGATGGCCAGCAGGATAATAGCATGATATCTGGGGACACGGGAAATGTTTGGTCTGGGGGGGCCGCGAATACTAGCATGATAACCGGAACCCCAACGTCTAATATGTATGCGGGAGGTGGGTTGCAATCTCTTACCTACCATAAAGTAGAGGGTGCCGATAGCACGGGAGAAGTGTGGGCATTGGGTGTAGCGGCTAGTGGTTCCTATGAAACTGGTGCCCCTTCTGATCTTTCTATTATTCAAGGGGCATCTGTAGTCAGCGGCGTGACTGATTGTTCTAACGTAAGTGGGATAGTGGGTGCTGGTATAACCACTGGTGTGGTTGATGCTACTAAAGTTCAGGGTTTAATAAACCAGTCTTCAGAGACTGGTGTAACTGGTGCGTCAGTTGTTCAGGGGGTAGTGGGGGCAACTTTGACTACTGGCATTACTGGGTCAGAAATTACGACAGTATCGGTTTATAAGGATGCGGAGACATGCACCGTCATTAAAGATCTTGATTGTATCGATGCGGTTACTACGGAGACCAGTGTTAATGTTTACCAATCCGCGAATCCAGTCCCTAAATTCTTGACGGAGGCGGCAGAGGATGCTTCTGAGAACGACATAGATCATAAACTTGTTAAGTGCCCAGAGAAAGACCTATGCCCCAAAGAAGGGGACGGAGAAGGGGAAGAGTGCGCAGACTGTTGATATCTTGACCTAAAGCCCTTTAGCTATTAATATTAGCTATGGCTACTCTAACCGTAGCGGGTGTTGAAGATGCCCTATCAAACTATAAAACTGTAGGAGGTAACTTTCTACAGCAACTCAATCTAGTTTTACCCCGTTTGTATGCTATGGGGATGTGGAGGGATCTAGTTTATGAGACTACTATTTCCACGACAGATTTAAATTTCACGCTTCCCGATGATGCGGAATCTATTGTATCTGCTTTAGTTGACAACGATCCTGCAAAAGCTAGGGCACAATTCCACGATTACAGGATAACTGGGCGAAATTCTGACGGCACAACCATAGGGTCTTACGGTATTGTTGATGATGGGTTTGTCCCGATTATTAACGAGTTAGACCCAGCAAAGGCTTATCGAATTTATATAAAGCCCATAGCTCCAGAAACAACTCTACCCCGCTCCGATTCAAATTTCATTACTGTAACGGGTCTTGATAATAGTAGCACCCCCGTTACTAAAGTATACGCACCTGATCTAGACACGGTATCTACGCAGGTATCTTCTTCCGTGTACTTTACATCTGTAACTGAAATAAGGAATGGTGACTCTACTTTAGCGTCACCTGTCGAAGTATCTGCCGAGAACATAGCAGATGCTACGGATACTCTTGTTCTAGGGCATGTTCAGGAAGCCAACAGGGTGAACTCTTATAGAAGATACAGGGTAGGTAACGACACCAGTGGCTCGAAGAAAACTATGCGCCTCCTCGTTAAGAGGAAGTTTAAGAATTTAATTAACGACAGTGACCCCGTATACCCCAGCAATTTAAACGCTATCAAACATGCGCTGTTGGGTAGTGTGGCAGAAGACAACGCAGACGTAGAAAGAGCGTCATATCATTGGGCTATCTGCAAACAACTTTTAGAAGAAGAACTGGACGCTTATAGAGGAGCGGCTAAACCTGCACTCCGCTTTGATCCTACTGGATCAGGGTCTCGCGTTCCTAACATTTTATAACCCTTAAAACCATGAGTGATATTTTAACATACTTTAGTGAAAACAAAGATGGGATCATAGGAATCCTTACCGCTGTTGTGGCGACGGCTTCCGCCATCTGCGCATTAACACCAACACCCAAAGATGATAGCATTGTCCGCAAGGCTTATGTCATCGTTGAATGGTTGGCGTTGAACATAGGCAAGGCGAAACAAAAGTAACCGTGCGCTTTTTGCGTTTACTAACTGCCGCATTAGAGGCTTTTGTGGCGTACATGGACTTTAAGAAGACACGTTACTTATATGAGATTGAGGATGAAATTGACCAGCTTGCTCGCGCCGCTACTCCTTCTGCAAAGTTGCGCATCGAACGATTGGACAAACGACTCGAACGTGAACGAAAGCGCGTTATACGATCCTCCGACATTGACTCTGATTGAGGGGCGCGAATACCAGTTCGTTGAAGGAAAGGTGGTTGGGCGGAAGGATCACAAGCTACATAGCCATTACTCATATTTAAGGGCGATAACAATAGGTGGTAAATGAATTCTTCCAAACTTATAGATGGCCTTTTAGGGACTGTAACCCCCACGGTAGCTGTAGCCGCTTCGTTGCAAGAGCAGTTGGAATATTGGTTAAGGGTGACCTCGTTAGTTTTAGGGATCGCTGTGGCGGCAGTATCTTTATACCGCTTACTCTTCAAGCATAAGAAATGATTGGTTTAGCTATAGGGCATTCTCGAAAGGGGGACAGTGGTGCTTATACTGTCGGGCCGGATAGCGTTAGTGAGCACACATTTAATTCTGAGCTTATACCTTTAATCACCCCGCATCTACGAGTCCCCTTTAAGGTTTACGATGATTACAAAGCGTCCAGTTATGTGGGTGCGATGAACTTTATCTCTAGGAAGCTAAAGGAAGACAACGTCGATGCCTGTATAGAGTTCCATTTTAATGCGGCTAGTCCGTCTGCCACAGGTCATGAATGGCTTCATTGGGAAACCAGTCGTGGTGGCAAACGTCTAGCTTCAAAACTCAAAGAAGCGATGGACGCAGAGTATCCTGAATTACGGTCTCGCGGCGTTAAACCGAGGGGCAAAGGACAACGGGGTGCTTTGTTCCTTAGAAAGACACCGTGTTACGCTTGCATCGCGGAGCCTTTTTTCGGGTCGAATGTGTCAGATGTATCTTTGATACGGTCTGATATTGGGAGACTAGCCAAGGTTTATGCAGATGGTATAAACAACTTTTATGCCGGATGAAACTACCGAAGTCAGTACGTGTAGCTGGTCAGGTTGTCAGGATACTTCAGGAAGACTTGAGTGATGACGGCTTATTCGGATACTACAGCCACGACAGGAAAGTAATAATTTTAGCTAAGGATTTAAAAGACAAGCAGACACTTGCCACACTAAGGCACGAGTTGATGGAGGCATCCTTGTGCATATCCGGTGTTGGTTTCTGTGAAACCTTTGAGCAGGAAGCCGTAGTCCGGTGTATGGACGAAGTATTCTTCCCTGCTTACGAAAGGTTATTCAAACGCATACGAACCGGATGAGACTTAAAAAGCTACCACCTCAGTTCACTAGAACTAAGGGAATGCTCTTATTTACGCCTAACAGCGACAACATAAAAGAAGCGTTCGAGCGTAGCGAAAAATTAGGTGTGCTCCCCAATTCCTTTACCCGTGGTGTGGGAAGAATGACAGGGTTTCTTGGCGAAGTCGCATTCGAGACACTTTACCCCGAAGCTAATTATGTGGGCGATAAAGTGTATACGCATGATTACGTTATCGGAAAACGCAATATAGACATTAAGTCGAAGAACTGTTCTGGCAAGCCCCAGCCCCACTACACTGCCTCCGTTAATTGTGCCAAGGGTAAAAAACTAGCCGCTAACGCATATTTTTTTGTGCGTGTAAGGAAAGATTTTACGAGAGCATGGATGCTGGGTTGGGCTACCGCGCACAAGATCCAGAAAAACGGAGAGTATAAAAAGAGGGGTGACCCAGATGACTATGGGTTTACATATAAGGTAGATGGTTTCCATATACCTATATCGGAACTGCGTCCCGCTCATTCTCTGAGATAAGGTCACGGTCAATGTCGTAAGGTGCAGTTACATCAATTATCCATAGCTTCCCACTTCCCTTACCTACAGATTTAATGGGTCGGATATCTGAGTTAGATTTACCCGCATCCTCTAAGTGGGACAAACCGTTTCTAACAAATTCTAATTTGTTTGATGCCCCCAACGACCTCCCGTTGTTGTAGGTGTGTATAGCCACTTGGAACTCTGTTATTGTCCCGCGCCACTCACCCATTTTCTCGTTCTGCCCGCGACAGGCTTTTGCAAAGAAATCCACAAGTTCAGCGACTTGTGCCCTACTGGAGTTATCGTATGCGGCAAAAGCAATGCTGTTGTCTATGAAGCTTTTGACTCCGAATCTATCGTCATCGAGAACTTGGATGGGTGGTTTCCAATCATAGAGCCATGCTAAAAAGTGCGGCATTTCATCCTGTATAATGCGCTCTAGTTTTTCTTTTGGCGGGAACTTAAATTCTTCTTGGCAGATCTTGAATGCCATAAGTTTGTCCCTGTTGCTGGAGTCAAGTGTTGGGATGACGCTCATGCTATTTGCATCGTCGTTGAGACTTACAATAATTCGCCCCGCCCACGGGAGAGTAACTGCATCTGCATATTTAGCCATGAACTCAATTCGTGGGTTAGCCACACCTCGCTTGATTAATTCTGTAGCCTTCCGTTGGTCTTGGAATGATGCCGCACTGACTGTATCGTCGATGACCCATGCCGCCGCTCTTCCTAAGTCTTTGTTAAACTTAGTCCCGCCTGAAAGGTAGTCACTAGCGTCAGCATACCCACCTACAGCGGCAGATATTATCTTGTTAGATAATAGAGTTTTCCCCCTTTTAGCTGGACCGACTAATATACATGCCTGACCTTGATCTTCTTTGTTGTTTATAACGGCTTTGTAAAACCTCTGAAACCAAGCAAAGAAATAATACTTAGTTCTGATGTTGGTGGAATCTACGAAGAATTGGTCAAAAAACTTATTTAACCACTTCCACTTGTCTATGTCCCCATCCTCAGAAGGTGGTATAGGCTCTATACTAGAACTGTTTAATATTCGTAAACCGTTAAATGACACCACTCTTTCGTCTCTTCGGAATACAACAGGTGCTATTTCATTGATCCTATTTTGATTGCTGATAACCAATATAGCGTTATCTACTTCAGATATGTTTTCCCCTTTCTTGGGTCGTTGCTTAAATCCTCTTTGCCGTAGCTCAAGGACAAGTTGATCTCTTGGGATAGGTTGTGCGGTGCCGTGAAGTAGTTTAAAAAATTGCCTTCCATTAAACCAGTACTCGTCTAACAAGTCCCCCATTTTTTGTTGCTCGTAGTCTTTAACAAAGTCAGGGCCAAATATTTCCCTCCACGTTTTCCACCCCTTATCCCTGTCTGAGTATATGAGCATACCGTCTTCAAAGACCTGACATCCCTCTCTATCAATCCCGTCATCAATCCAGAACAAAGGCCCTCTGGAGCCTATCTCAAATTCCCCGACCCATCTGTTCGGAAAACGCTTATCTATCTCTGCGGAAATTTTTTCGATAGGTATTGAGGTGTCCTTTGATTGCGGCGGGTTTTCCTTAGCCGCTTTGAATAGTGCTGTCTGAACAACAGCCGTAGGCACCTTGCCACCCATAGGCACCCAATCCTCCCCTAATTCAAAATATTGTGACGGGTTTTCCGACTTGTTGTCGTAACCTGCGAATATCTTGTGGAAGCCGATGGCTTTTTTTAATTCTGCCAAGAAAGGCTTATACATTGACGGATCAATTGATATCACTTCCTCGAACTCAAACACCACACGTATGTAACCGCTGTTGGTTTTCGATCTCCAAGAGGGCATGCATTTAACGCACTTGGCTGAGATTATGTCGTCCACATTGACCCAATCAACGGGTGCGTCATAGTCAGCGGCTACCCCATGTATCTTAGCTACTTTGTTTTCACCCTCGATCCTTGAGTTTGGTGCCAAACCTTCTGCCAAACTATAAAAGCAGTGGTCTGTGTTTTTCTTAGCACACCACTCTCTATATGCCGCTTTAGAATTAAAATTCGGTTTAGCGGGCGTTTTAATTTTCGACATGTCATCACATGCCGTGCATTTCTTTGCTCTAAGATTTTTAATGTATCGGTATTTCATTTTTCATATCTTGTTAATATTGAACCTTCAGCGGCAACAGGTATGTCCGGTATCCATTCAGGTGGTTTGGACATAATAGCTATAATGCTTTCTAAGGTTTCATCTGCCTTATCAGCATCTTCTTCAACAACTACTTCATCGTGTACGTGCATAATTATTTTGTGCCCAGCACTGTTTAACCTCAACAGCATTTCAGAGAAAATATCCCTCGCCAATGCTTGACTTGCGTTCTCCGCAACCAACCCTCCCCAAAGTCGAACTGTGACATTTTTCCCGTGTCTAGGGATGTTAGATGTAAAGTGCAACCTCCCATCTTCCGGCCATGCTTGCAACACCCCGTAGTTAATTGACCTGCCACTGGGTAGGTCTATGACAAAAGGTGTAGGTATTTGCTCACTAGCTATGTGCGAACTTTCTATGTCTGTGTTGTATGAGTTCCAAAGACTCTTCACTTTACCCATCTTGTTTCGGTATTTATTAACACGCTTCTTCGCTTCTTGTTTGCTAATCCCAGACATTTTAGCAAACCGTTCAGCCCCCGCTCCGTAGCCACACCCAAGTACCATGCCTTTTACTGTGTGTCTGAGTTTTGGGTTTTGCTTTATAGATCCGTCTTGCGCATCCCACATGCCAAATCGAATAGCAAAAGCTTCATATATGTCCTCAGTGTTTTTTATTTCTTCCAGCATTTCGTGGTCGTTAGCCAACCAGCATAGTGTCCTAACTTCAATCTGAGAAAGATCGACAACGATTAATCTTTTGTCAGATTTAGGTGATATTAAATGCCTCAAATTCACCCCAAACATTTCTTCCCTTGGTAAATTTTGTAAGTTCAGGTTGCCACCAGACCCACTAAACCTGCCCGTATGCGCTCCAAAATACATACACCCACCGTAATACCTGCCATCTGAAATCGTGGCGTAATCAAAACTCTCAAGTTTCTTTTTAAGGGAGTTTATTCTGCGCCAGTTCTTTACTGCGGTGACCCACTTATGTTTTTTACTGTGGTATTCAATCCATTCCTGCGCCTCAGAATCAGATTCTGCCAAGCTAGTCGGGGGTTCTATGCCCACCAAAAGACACTGTTCGTCGAATGCCGCCCTACTTAAAAGTGGCCGTTCACCCAACCAAGGTATGTCTTCTTCCGCTTCAAATAGTTTTACCTTTATTGTTTCAAGTTGTTCTCTAAGTAATGCCTCGTCAATTGGTATGCCTCGCTGAACGATCAACCTGTTTAATTTACTTACGTCCCGCTCGAACTTAGGCCAATCTTGGTTCAAAGAATCCCAAAGTCTGAGGCACAACTCACTGTCTTTGAGCGCGTATTCACTGACCTCGTCTTTAAAATCGTCAACCATATCTGACCATTTCTTGCCAGACATGTTATCTCTTGTCGTCTTATCCACAGACAAGTTATACAACTGTGCCGTAGCCCCCTTCAGCGATCTAGGTAGTTTGCAGTAAGCGCACATATCAGCCGTGCAATACCAGTTATCGGGACGGCAAGAACCCCACCAACCCTGCTCAACACCGTAGAGATAAAGTGTTTCGTCAAAGCTAGCGTTGTGCGACAAAACTATACCTCCATCCAGAGTTCCCCAGTCAAAATCTTTGGGGTGTCCGACATACTTAGTTCCGTCTGTGCCCACTACCGACACTAAGTAAGCATCAAACTTTGGGTGGCTGAAGTAACCAAGAGTTCCGAGTGTTTTTATACTACACTCTTTGTCATAGTAAGTTTCAAAATCTACGGCAAAAATATTCATGATGATGCGTGCAAAATAATACCCCGTCCTCCGATTAGTAAGGAGCGGGGTATATAAGGGCTTTTATGCGATTACCCTTAGGGTGATGAAATTAACCAGCTATACACAGACAAAGCCGCCGCAATACCCAATCCCCACCAAGGATCAATTAGGTTTTATTAGTTTTATTTCCTGCTGTTCAGGAAGTGTCTTAATTGAATCTTCAAGACTTTCTTTAATCAACTTAGTAGCGGCTAAGTCAAGCTTTGAATTTTCAATGGCAACATGCATTTTGTCTATCGTCTCTTCCAAGTTCTTGACTTCACGCTCAAGAATTGTTTTTCTGTCTAGTTCCAATGCCATTACTTAACAAACCCCTCCACGAAACTTTGAACCTCTTTGCTTGGTTCTTCGTTAGTAATCGTAAGAGAAGGGGCATACCAGCTATACTTACCTCTAGTGATTAGAGTTGACTGGAAGTTCCACAACCTTTTGTGAATAGGGGTATCTTTGTTAAATACCGCAAAGGTGGCAAGACGTTTGAATGTTTGCCTATACGCATCTTTAGCCACGTTAATTCGACCAAGTGCGTAGTTTGCTTTACCTATTGGGAAGGGGTAAGACTGAACATCATCGCCACCTTTGAATAGTAGTGTGATTTCTGCGAATTCCAAAATTGGGTATTCAGAGTCCAGCCCCAGTTGATGCTTTTCTTCCGAAGTGTTCGCGATACGCGGCACATCATCAGAGTCAAAAGGCACATCTTCTCTCCATGCCTTTACTGCCATCAAAGGAACAACTTGTACAGCTTCCTCTGGTTCTGACAAAATAAAGGTCTTGTCCAAAACAAGAGATCCAGTTGGCGCAGGTTTGCCGTCCGCGCCTGTTATATCGCTTGTTTTTTGCACGACATTGACTCTGGGGATGTCAATATCTGATTGGTCTAACGTCTCCGAAATAGCGGATGTTGTTAGGCTACTAGATGGAGCTTTTGCAAGCTCAGTGTTATCACTCATTTCTATGCTTCTTTTTATTCTTTGTTTCTTGCTTATCCCTACGACAAAGTTTGTCGAGGGGGTGATTTTTCTATGATGCCTGATGTCTCGCAGGTTTCTATAAACTCGTCCGCACGTTTGCGCTTTTCACCTCTGCTAGCGTTGTCGCCTATGGCTTTAGCTATTTTAGCAAGGGGCAAGCTCACTTGGTCGATTACACCCTCCGGCGTAAGACCAAAATCAGACGCAATGTTTAATAGTGTTTTATTGTCGGTAACTTTTCTAGTACCCCCCGTGCTTTTTAGTTGCAGATTAGGAAATTCCATACCGTCCTTCGCAAGATTTACAGCACGTTTCTTAAATCTATCCGCCCACGCGGATACAATTTTCGCTATAGCCCATAGGTCTTCTACGACCATCGGATCTTCCACCGAGTCAATGTCCACATCTGGCAACCGAGGGTTAATCTTTTTTGCCACCTCAACAACAAGACCACCAAGTGCGGGGCACACATCTTCAAACTTACAAAACCTGCAATTGACTGTCGGTGTAAGTTCTGAGAGGTCGGGCGTACCGTTCTCCCATTTGGGTCTTACTTTCTCTGCCGCGAGTATAACAGTAGAAAGATCGTCAATCATATCTTCTAAGTCATTGCGGTGAAACCTATGGGACAAAATTTCGTTTCTTTGTGGGATAAAGAATACAAAGTCAATAGTTTCTAAATCTGGAAATTTTTGAAAGCAACCAACTGTATAAGCTTTGGATTGCCAGTTTTTATCGGGGGTGTCGATGACCGATATACCTGTCTTATAGTCAATCAACACCCCCGTTTTCCCCTCATACACGTTAAGAAAGTCGCACGTACCGTAGGTAGAAGTACCTTTTAGTTCTATATCCAAAAGTATTTCAGCATGACTCGCAGTCAGTTCTTTGCCCGCATAGTTCTGCAAATACTCGTTCTGGTCTGCTATTATCTCAGAGTAAATAGATACCTCTTCTTCACTTTGCAGGTTTGATGGGTCATTTATTTCTATGGCTTCGTGGATGCGAGTGCCCATTTCAGCCGCCGCGCTTGACCCGTCCCTGCCCTTATATCCAGCACAGCCAGCACAGTATTTAAGACTGCTTGGCGAAAACTCTGCGTGACCCCGTTCGGAGTGGTCTGGCTGATTCATGCGCCAACCCTCTCACAGCCCCAGCATATTATCAAAGACTTTTTTCAATATTTTTTAGACCCCACACATACCTAGCGATCAGGAACGCATCCACCATACCATCGTGGGGTCTTCGGCATCTTTTGTTTTTAAGCCAACTTTCTTCTGGCGCGATAGATTCCGCCACAGATAAAGCGGTTTCTTTCGTTTTCCCTTTCGGTCTATAGCCCAGCATAGATTTTTGCCATTTGTGCACTGACACCCTGAGGACATCATATTGGTTTGTTTCTGCCATCCCAATAATTTTTCCGAAGCTGAGTGCCATTGAGCGCACAGCTTGCGAACTTTTCGCGTGGGCGAGCGGCTCTTCTACGGCTATCAAAAAGGGTGTGTTAAAATCTAGTAGCCACTCTTTTATTTTTATGGTGTCTACTTCCCGTTTCTTGTGCACCCATTTAGTGGGCATAGCGGTTTTGGCAATAAGACTCCCGTCAAATTTAGCAATGGCACAAATACCGCCATCAAGACCATTATCAATTCCTACGATCAAAATAGGTTCAGTGTAACAATCAGACCATCACCCGTTGCTGGGGTGTATACAAACACATTTTTCTTTAAGCCTTGTATAAAAGCTATCTCTGCGGCTGTGCTTGGAATTATTCTGTAGAACGCACCTTCGAGTTGTTTAGTTTCAAAAGTAAAATCGTTATCGAGTTGCTCAACCCGTATTACAACTTTCGGGTTATGCACTAATTCTTTTTTCTTAAATAGCGACTTCACTTTTCGACAATGCTTGTATCTAAGAAACACGGAGCAGAAGGACCGAGGTCAGAGTCGATTAGCTGACTAAGTGCGGATTGGGCATCTTCTTCAGAAAGACCGTGTTTGTTCTGCAAAATAGAAAGAGATATGGAACTGCTGTAGCATGCGACTGGTGGTCTATCTGAATACTCGACGACCCCCATCAAGGCATCTTCAAGTTGGTTAAAAAAAATAACTTCCTCATAGCGTACATTGGACTCTTCAGTGCCCCCGATATGGGAGCATGATTTAGCCCTTTTCGCATACGGGTCTTCCGAGGGGTTGTAGTCCCAAGAAAAATTCTCAAAGTTATTTATCATTAGCTTCAACGTCTATGATTGCACCGTTACCCCTGTCAGCTTTCTTGTTATTTAAAATAGATATATCAATTCGCATTTGGCTAGAACCACCACCAGCAGTCTTGGCATTTAGCCCAAGGTTACGTCTGATCAGTTGATCAAGTTCCGAGAGTTCTCTGACATTCTTCGGCCCTTTTAAGTTTTTTATACTGTCCCTCAATAACTTAATACTGGCGGCGGCAACGTAGTGTTGGTATTTGTCGGCGGGGGTGCTTTGGCTTTCTGCGATATCTAGCATAGCTTCGTCTTCTGCTAGTCGAGCATCGTGTTTTGCTCTCATCACAGCCTCGTCTGTCATGTTTTCTAGGTTTTCTTTTAAACCATCTGCCAATTCATCTCCCGATCTTTCTGGTTTTTCAGTTGCGACCAACCCGTTTTTCCTAGCGGGTATGCCGCGTTTCTTGAACCATCTGCGAACTGTGCCCGCATGAACACCAAGTTCTTTCGCTATAGCCGATGTTTTCCAATCAGCGTAGTAAAGTTCCACGGCACGTTCTTGAATGTCGTCTTTGGAATTGATCCCCATATTATAAGCTTTATTGTTAATATAAGTATGCCTTTAAAGATTGATAGGAGCAAGCAGTTGTTAGAGCCACGGATTGATCCCAAGACCAAAAAGATGGATGTAGGGGGTTACTCAATACCACCGACCAGTTTATTAACTGCGTTGCTCTTCGGCTTCGCTAAACACGAGGAGGTGATAGCGAGAGAGTATTATTTTTGGAGGATCTGCGATGAGTTGTGGAATCGAGAGGATCTCCCTGAGAAGCTTATGGTAAAACACCCTTGGGCTGAGTTGATGATACGTAATGCCTTAGAAAATAAATACTTAGCTGTTGGGGGCAGTGCATCTTCTGGTAAATCTCACACAATGGCGGCATGGGGTATTATTAATTGGTTGAGCCAACCACAAGACACATTAGTGCTGATGACCTCGACCACACTTCGCGAAGCCCGCAAACGAATCTGGGGTAGTGTAATGTCTTTACTGTCTGTGATTGATGATGCCCCTATAAAAATAAGAGACTCCATAGGCAACGCGGCATACATAAACGAAAAGGGGGTGCTGATAGAGCGTGCTGGGTTATCACTTATTTCCGCCGAAAAGAGTAAGACCAAAGAAGCGGTTGGTAAATTTATTGGCATTAAACAGAAAAGAGTGATCTTGATCGGGGATGAGCTATCAGAACTTTCTGAGGCTATCCTTAACGCAGGTCTCACAAACTTGAGTAAGAACCCTTCATTCCAAATGATCGGTATGAGTAACCCCAACAGCCGATTCGATGCCTTTGGCGTTTGGGCTACACCTAAAGATGGTTGGGACAGTGTTGACACCAACACCGCTGACGAATGGGACACTAAGTGGCATGGTAAATATTTACGCTTAGATGGCGAAAGGTCACCCAACATTTTAGCTGGGGAAACAGTATACCCTTGGCTACCCACAGAAGAAAAACTGGCGGAAGACAAAGCCCTTTTGGGCGTTGAGAGTCGTGGGTATATGCGGATGGTTCGAGCCGTATTTTTTGATAGTGACGAAACCACGGGTATCTACACGGAAAATGAATTATCAACTAGTGGTGCCTTAAATTCTGTGGAGTGGCAATCCACCCCAATTAATCTTTGTGGTATTGACCCTGCTTTCACGAATGGGGGTGACAGAACAATTATGTATACTGCTAAATGCGGATACGACTCTTCAGGTCAATACGTTATCGAATTCGGAAATGCAATACATCTTAATGATGATGCGACGAATAAAGCCGTGCCAAGGACGTATCAGATTGTACGTCAAATAAAAGACAAATGTCAGAACCTAAAGATACTGCCGGAAAATGTCAGTGTTGACGCGACCGGAGCAGGAGCACCTTTCTGTGACGTTCTAGCGGGTGAGTGGTCAAATAAATTCATGAGAATTTCTTTTGGCGGCAAAGCTAGTGACAAGCGAGTGAGTGCAAATAGTAAATTAATAGGTCATGAGTTATATGTTAACCGAGTATCTGAGCTTTGGTTTGTGGGGAAAGAACTTATGCGAACTCGTCAAGTCTTTGGGGTTGGCTCAGATTTGGCACAGGAAATAACGGCACGGAACTACGATATGGTAAAAGGGTCTACTCTTCGCATGAAGATAGAGTCTAAACCGGAGTTCAAATCGAGGTTTGGTAGAAGTCCCGATTTAGCGGATGCGGCATTTTTGGCACTCGATTGTGCCCGCCAACGGCTGGGATTAGTGGCTGTTGACCCACCCGAAGACAGTGGGAATGTGATGCCTAGACACCGTCGATCTATAAAGGGTTTAAGCGGAGCACTCCATAATGCCGAAACCACTCTAGTTGATTGACTTTCAGTAATACAAATCGTATAATTTATGTTATGGATAAAGGAACCGGATTACAAGGAACCCCGTTCGAGCGAAAGCAGACCGATGCTTATGCGATGAACCTGATACAGAATTCGCCTAATTTCGGTCGTTCAGTCACATCAGGGGACATGGGCGCAGATTTAGGCGAAGCCGTTACGGGGATATTGGGGCGAAGAAGGAAAGACTTGGCGGACAGGTTACTGGGAGCACAAAGAATAAAAGATGACCAAGATCGGTCTGACGCAATTTCTGATTTACGGGCAGAGGGGAGGGATGATCTTGGGATACCCACAGGTGTGTTTGACAGGGTCTCAGCGGAACAACAGAGAGACATACAAAGGCAGGAAGCCAAGAGTTGGCTGGACAGCAAGATTGACTCCCGACCCCTCTCCCAAAGAAGAAGAAAAGTGTACGCCCCCAACAAAGGGTTGAAGGATGCTATAAGGCTACGCAAGAAAGGCTTTTCTGCCGCCGCCAACAAGTTGGCGTATGATTGGGCTTCGTCCCGTCAAGCGGATGCGCCATCGATTCAAACCCCTGCGATGCGGGAGGAGGAAGAGAGACAGTCTTTTAGGTCTGCCAAAATGCGGGACACTAACCGAAATCTTCAACTTCTTCTTATGCGGCGACTTGAGGATAAGTTGATGCGTGACCCCAATTTCTTACCAAGCCAAGACATTAAGTTTGCGTAATGGCTGATCCGTTTTCCACCGCTCCCGACGATTTCTTTGATCGTGAGTTCGCCCCACTCAGGAACACTTATGGTCTGACCAGATCTGAGCGAGACTATTTTGGGTCACTTGAGGATGCTAGGATGGCACCTCAATTAAACACACTCTTAAAGCTATCATCGCATCTTTCCCAGCAAAGAAATTCTGATTTGGCATATCAGGCTAGTTTATTTGAGTTTGAAGAGAAGAAACGCAAGGCTAGGGAAGAGATTGAAAATGAGGACAGGGTCGCACAAGTTACTCAGGATTTGGGTGTTATTATAAATTCAGACAAGGATGTGTTTGATAAGCAACGCGACCTAGCCGCATATGGTATGACCAACACTGGCGTATTCAAAAAGAGTGATGTAGCGAGGATGGTTATGGCGGCGGCAGAAAAGTCTGTGCAAGCAGAGAAGGCTAAGATCTCTAGTCTTGAAGCCAACAAGGGAACGCTTTACGGAATAGCTCAGTTGGGTGAGGTGTCGCCAGAGGAATTTGATGCGCGTATAAAGGAAGACGGGGTCGTTACTCAGACCGAAAAAGACTTGTCCGCCTTAAATAAGGCTACGTATGCGAGGCGACAGAAACTACTAAAGACATCGGAAGCCGAGAGTGAAGCCAAGACTAGAAGTGAGGCAATCAGGTTGCGTAGGGCGCAAGGGGCAGACAGGCTAAAGGCTCTAGATGATATAGAGCAGTTTATTAAGCAGGTTGCGGCGGACACACCGAAAACAAAAATGGTAGCCGAGGAAGAGGGAGGTAAAGCTTTTGAACAGGATCTTACTACTGATGAAATCAGAGCATATCAGCGTGCTCAGTTACAGGGCATCCCATATAGTGAAACCTTGAGTTTTGGGGAGGACGTAACAATTGCCAGTGCTTACCAAAATATTCTGAAAGAGAAGCAAAGAATACGCTCCCAATTTTTCGGGGCAGTAGCACCACCTACCCGTCAGGGGCAAACAGTGGGTTCTTCTATGAGGGAAGCCTTTGACACAAAGGCAGTATCACCTGTTACCATACAGAAAAACTTAGAGTCGCTACGCCAACAAGCTATCGAAGAAGGTGAGCGGAGGCGGGCGGAACTTGATGCCGCACGACTAGAGCTAGATTTGGAGCTTTCCGGCTTGAGCATGGAAGATTAAGCACGTTTTTAATCAAAATATTATATACTGACATTAAATTTAACATTTAGCATACAGCTTCTGCTATGACAGATCAAAGCACTACACCTACCACACCTTCGTTTGTCGAAACGCCCTATAGTGAATGGGCATCTACTAATGTCTACGAAGACCCTATAGAGAGTTATGGTAGGTATGCTGAACATGTGAGGAAAGAATATTTAGGTGCGGGTAAATACACAGAGCAAGTCGAACAAGAATTATCCTACAACGTAGCCGCCACATTATCTGAGCAAGGATTTCTTACCGCTGACAATCAGGAACAAGTAGCCGCGAGGCTTGATAGCTTTGGAAAGCCTGATCTTTTGGCACAAGCCAAACAACTGATAGAGAACCCTTCTGTCGGTGTAGTTAGTTTGCCAGATGCAGTCCTCTTGGAAAAAGCCAAGCAAGAGGGACGTTCGTTGGCTTCCATTAGAGAAGACGCAGGTCAAGATTTAAAAAAACTTAGCGAGTTCGTCACTGGCAGTGAACTTGGGGAAGAGTTTAGTGAAGAGGCTATTACGGAGGCACGGGAAGCTGTTCGCAACGTAAGTCAAAAATTGTACACAGAGTTGTATAAGAGGGGTGAGATCAACGCCGCTGTTTATGAAGACAAGGAAGGCAATGAAATATTTATTGGTGGCAGGATTCCGGCGGGCATGTCCGAAAAAGATGTGCTGGAACAATCTGCTGGATATGGTGTGCGACCACAGCATCTATTTAATTTGAGACACCAGCGAAAGCAATTGCCGCATACTGGTAATTTGATGCGCCACGAAGTTCAAGAACGTCAATTAGCGCAGGTAGAAGTTGAAAGCATTATAGCTAAGGCTAATCCTAGAACGCAAGCTATGTTGTGGGGGTTAGCTAAAGAATACGGCACTAGAACAACTTGGGATTGGGGGGACAAGCTTAACCATTCATTGACTGATGGTTTTGGTGATGCGTTCAGGGCAGTAAGGGTGGGCTGGAATTGGCTGACGGGTGACACCGAAGAAGAGAACGAACTCCGTCGCAAAGACAGGTTGGATTTGTTGCGGGAAGAGTATGAGGCGGACACTGACCGTGCACGCAATGAACTTATACTAGATTTACAAAAGCAGACTAACTACAGCCGAGACGTATTAGAAGATGTAGTACACGACATAACAGTCAAGTACGCCTATGAGGGGGACAGGAAAAATAAGGTGTCCCCATTTTTAAGGTATACCGACAACGAGGACGAACTTGGGCAGAACGTACACAAGACAAGATACAATGGGGCTTTTGTGGCGGAACAGTTGTCGCTACTGCCTAAAAAGTTTAGCCAAGCATTAGACCAAGCTGGACTCTCAGCAGAGCAAAAGGAGTTCGCAGAATCCCAGCGGCAGTTTGCAGTCGCAAATAATTTTGAACGGGCAAGCAATGCTTTATTTAAAGACGATGGGTTGTCCGAAGAATGGGGTGAGTATCTTTTGGCGGGGAGGCACAAAGGACTTACTAATAGTCAAATCCTAGAGGGCTTTGCCGAGGATGCCGACTTCAGTAAAGTGTGGCACCGCATAAGCGGTGTGGGTAGCTCCATATGGGAAGGCATAACTTCTATTGTTTATGGTGTAGCCGCCGCTTTTGAGAGTGAGTGGGGGCAAAAGGGGCTAGTCTCTATCCAAGAAAATAATGCACACGCTCGCCAAGTCGCTTCGATTTTTGGGATGGAGATGGGGGCTGGGCAAGACTTCATGGAAGCAATTGCCCCCATGATGGCTGATGCCACCCTGACCGCAGTACTCACAGCACTTACTGTCCCGACAGCAGGGACAAGCACTGCCGCCGCCGCTGGGTATTTAGGCGCAAAGACGACAGCAACAGCGTCCGCGAGAGCAATTATTTCCGCAGGGTTTAGAGGGTCACTAAAGCTAACTGGCAAGGAAACTGTAGAAGAAGCGGCTGAAAGAATATTTAAGGGGGGAGTGCTCAAAGGGGCGACTAAAGAAAGGACTCTCAGCATTATTAAGGCATACAACGGACAGCTAGCAAAAAAACTTGGCATTGGTGCCGCTTCCTTTATCCCTGCCGCCACTAGGTCTGGCGCGAATACGTATGGCGCGGTTTTTAAAACCGTAGAAGATGACTTAACGCTAAAGCATAAAAACGAGGATGGCACATGGGAAGAGGGGTGGAGTGAAGAGCGTGTAAAAACAGAGGCGCATGATGCGGCTCTGGGAGGTGCGATAACTGGGGGTATAATAACGGGTGTGCTCACAGCAGGGATGGGGGCAATGGGTAAAGGTGGATTGGAGTCATCGTTCCTAAAAGGCATGAGCTTTAGGCAAGTCCACCTTATAAAATCAAACATACTGGGCAGGAACGTAGGCAAGAAAGTATTCCGAGATTTACTTGCTAAGTCTCTCAGCAAAATCACTAGGAAACATTTTTTGGTGGAAGCCCCAACAGGTTTCCTAAAGAGCGCGTTGCACGAGGCTGTAGAAGAGGGTCTGGATGAGTTCTTCAATACTCTTGTAACAGATGCCTATACAAACGAAAACACCTCCATGTTTGATAGGCTAATACAAACGTGGCACGGTTTTGTGCTAGGTGCCGCTATGGGCGGGGCAGGAAATTTAGTCAGCAAAGCCGCAAAAAATATAGCCCCATCCAGATTTCTAGATCGGTCTGCCGCCGCTCGCATGGAGCGAATGGTTTTCGAGCAGTATGAAAAAGATGCCGCTGAACAGGGGGTCGAAGCATTAAGAGCGGCGGGTGCTCCAGTTACTGCCAATGAGGTGGAGCGGGTTGTCAGGCAATATGCCAGAGCCGAGCGACCCGCGCTTACAGAGCCAACACTTGGTGAACTTAGCGATGAAGTGGAACAAGACGTTTTAGATGACGCGCAAGACGTTGCGAGTGAGTCAACTGAAGAAGTTTCGCAACAACAGCTAAATGAAATTAACGCCGAGCTACAACTAAAGCTCAACCCCGAATCTGTTGATAGAGAAAACAAAAAAGTAGACACTGCCAGTAAACAGCAACCTTCAGTAGACCCTGCTGTTGCGGGCAGTGAAGCCGCTACCGAGATTGTATCCGACGAGGAGGGTGATGCTACAACGGGGTTGCAAAACATAACTGCCTCGCATGCCGCCAAGAATATAAATCTTGAGTTAAAGGAAGAGTATGAGCTTCTTTTGCAAGAGATAGACCAGAAAGAAGAAAAGTATCGTAAGATGGAACTCCGTCTTATGCAGACCTCTGACAGTGCACACGACAGATTCAAGAGGGAGATGTCCATTGCAGAAAGGGAAGGGAGAATTTTTTCCCCAGCCAAAGCTACATTTCTACGGAAAGAAGCATTGAAAAGGTTTGAGGAGAATGTAAAAGCACAACAAAAGTCTGACAAAAAAGGAGTGACTAGGGAAGATGCAGACGCATTAGACCTTTTGGCGGCGGGAGGTTACCCGCATAACCTAACTATTGAACAATTAGATAAGCTTGGTGTAGATACGGAGAACATAGATAAGGTATCACTACGCAGTTTGACAAAAGAACTTCTCAGGAAGGTGCGTAAACTGTTCCCAATTATCCCAAAGAGCATGCCTGAAGGGGGTGCTTCTATACCGAAAATATATGGTGGGACTGGTAGTGTGTATGTGTCTTCTGACGGTAGGGGTGTCTTCAACAATGACCCCGTAGGCATGCTTACTTTACTAGAGAGTAATATCGCTATCCCCGTCTCACAAGACGTTATAAATGCTGGCAATATCAACCCAGCATTTAGGTTTACTAAGCGGGGGACTGAGTGGTTTGTGACCGACATAATGGTGCGCGAATCAGGCGGACTCGTATCCGCCACCACTGCATTCAACAGGATCGGTGTCCTTGAGGAAGACTATACGCAGGTTTCTGAATTAGCTAACAAGCTAAATCAACTTAGAGAGTCAGTGACTATTGATGAGAACATAAAAGTTCGTAACCCCTTTAACAATAAGAGTAAGATAAAACTCAGCACATTACTTAAACGCTCCAAAGACATTGGTATGTTGCGTAAGATTGTAGCTTCGGATTCTACACTTAATCTGAATAGGGATTTTGTGGAGTCTACTGCCATAGCCACAAGCTTAGACATGCAGATAGCCGTATATGAGTATGCAGTTAGTGTTAATAATAACCAAGATGTCGGGCCAAATGTTTTCATCGTCCCAGAGATCCGCCGTAAGCACGGTAACTTTTTTGCAAAGCAACAAATCGCGAGAAAGAAAAAAGCTAAAAGGGATCTCGCCAGCATTATCAACCCAGACACCACCCTTCACAGGACTGATGGTTTTGATGTGGAAGTCAACGGAGAGGACAGTGCTTATGTTCCCCCAAGGGCAAACCCCTTGCCGCCCATACCGGAGAGTAAGATATCCGAATACATAGGCAACCTACATGATGTCGCTTCTGCCGCGCTTGAGTCCGATGCCGATATGCTCACTTCGGCCAAAAACATGTTGAACGAAGAGGTTCACGGTGGGAAAGACGTAACGTGGGACTACACCCCATCTCAAGTGTTCAATGAACTTGTGCATTTCTTCGCAAAGGGCAACTCCGTAGGCAATCAAAGAGCGGTTGATTTTCAAGCCATGCTCAAAGCGAACCGTTTCAACAACGCGCAGACTTTGAGGAAGTCGTTAAAACTTCTAGCACTTTCATCACCTACAATAGAATCCTCACCATCAAAAGATTCAGGTTATTTAGATCTTATACGCGAGGAGTTATCTCAATTGGTGGGGAGTGATTACGATGTAACTACCAATCATGCTATAGACTTCTTTAAAGACATACAGAAGGCAGTAAAAATATTTCACCAAAGAGCCGTTGTTAATGGCAGATCCATGAGGGTCAATGCCGCCATTAACCGAGCAGAGATAGATGAGCTTGGGTTGGTAGATGGAGATGCAGATTCAGTTATTACTGCGCTAGAAAAAATAGCCGCTGGGAAGAGTAGGGGTCAGGCAATCATAGCAAAACTATTACTCACTAATAAGGAGTTCATAAAGTCAGTTAAGTTCTTTATAACTGGATCTAGCGCAGAATATGCTGGGGCTTTTTATGTTGACGGCAATGGTGTACGCAATGTCGTAATTAACCCCGCTAGGAGTAGCGCAAGGGGAGTCGCTGACACTTTACTTCATGAGTATATCCACGCATTTACGTCTAGGATTCTCGATACTCCTGCGGAAGCTAGGACAGTAGCAGAAAACAATGCCATCAGTAGAATAGATGGGCTAATTAAAATTCTACGCAGTCGTGCGGCTAGAGAAAATACTCCCGCAGGAGTGATGCACGGCTTGAAAAACACAGAAGAATTTATAGCCGCCCTACTTACGTCACCAAAATTTCAAGCCTATGTTAAAGGGATAAAAACATTACAGGGGGAAAGGAACTTCCTTCAGCGTGTCATTGACGCTATATCTAGATTGTTCGCAACACCTGATGCCGCTTTCCAACAAGCCATGCAGGATGCCTTGGATCTCACACAAAATTCAAGAGCCACTGAACCCGAAAATGAATCAGGGTTCGGGAATCAGGTTGCATCTAAAGTGAATGGTGCGCAAGTCAGGAGGTCTCGATTAGCTTCCAGTTTTGGTATGGCTGAAGACATAGCCGCGAACGAAGCTTTGGACAATGCGGCAGAGGAATACTTCGCATGGGCTGTGAGTTATGTCCCAGCAGAGATCAATGTCGTGATGGATAATTCTACCGATGTTATCGCAGAATGGGACGGGGCGACCCAATCAATAATATTCAACGGGAGAAGAGCCGCCGGAAAGATAAACAAAATAGTCGCGGAGGCTGGGGGTAAACCTATAAGGAGGGAGCACATTCTGGCGGCTATATTGAACGAGGAGATAGCACACTCCGCTTCCTTCGCTCAGTTAAGCCAAGCCCAGATTGACGCTATTATAGATGGGTTATCTAATCAGGATGCAAGAAGAACTATTGAGCAGTATTACCCAGAGAATGAGAGGGCAGATGCCATAGCCAGATTGGAGAGTGAGGATGCCGATGTGTCTAGAGCAGAAAAGTTTATTCTTGCCGAAGAAGGTCTACGCATCCACGCGCAAAAAGTCTTGCGGGGTGCTGAGACAAATGAACAGATTAATTTCTTGCTGGAGAACCCAAGTCTTATAGAAACCTTTAAACAGTATCTCAAGAATTTCCTTACCAAGATAACGTATCACCGCGAACTCAAAGATGTCTCCCCTGAGATGAGGAATGCGGTTAACAGTATCGTCAAAGAAATACGTGCGATGGAGATGCGCTATCGCCTATCTCCTAATGGAATTCATTTTGACATAAACAACCCCGAAGCGGCGTTACAGCAGTTGTTAAAACAGGTGGATATGCGTAATTCTGCCGTCCTCGACCAAGACGAAATGGAAGATTTAGGGGAGGGTGTTGACTCACCTACACTACAATCTAGGTGGGGGGCAGACGCTGGGACTGATCTGTCGATGGATAGCTTCAAAGTAAACGCTTACCCCCAAGAATTGAGGTTATTTAAAACTAAAGAAGGCAAACTTAAAGGTGCTCCCCCTCAAGTTAAGTCTAGTCAGGATGTAACCAAGTTGATGACTAGGCTTAAAAAGCTAACTATTGAAGGTTCTGTTGGTAGGTATTGGTATGAGGATGCCGCTAAAAAAATACTAGAGATAACTAATGGTGATGTTGTCGAAGCAGAGAAATTTATCGCACTACTAGCAATCTACTCACCACAAACTGGGGTAGAAGTTAATACTTATTTTGCTGTTCGAGCATACGAACAACACGCAAATGGGGTTAGCCGTGAAGACTATGGCGTAAAGACCCGTGTTCAGGACGATAAAGCAATAGCGGTTCTATATGACGGGAAACCTTGGGCGGGGAGAAAGACAGACAACTTCTACAAGAACTTAATGTTCCACATAGTTTCTGAAGCATCCCCCGATCAGTTAGCGTCAATGCAAATTGATGACGCTTTTTTGAAAGACCTACAACAACCTGTCACCGTGGACATGTGGGTTTACCGTGCGTTGGGTTACGACACGATTGGTTTAACGGATGCAAAGGGACAAGGTGCTTTTGGTTTTTCTGAAAAGCTAATTAATAGGTTAGCATATGCGTTGAATGAAAACCTTCCAGTAGGAGCAGACCCATATCAAGCGCACCAGATACAAGCTATGATTTGGACAGCTATTAAAGCACGTTCAGAACAAAAGGATGTTAAGAAAAAGACAGAAGCTCAGAGTATTAAAGCAGGTGATCTAGTATACAAGACAGGCGCAAAGGGCAAGAGGGTCAGAACATTCCCTAGCAAAGAAGCGGAGCGCAAGCACCAACTTCGTTGGACAAGAAACGCGCTTGCCGCAGAAGGGGTAGACTTCATCGAAGCATCGCGTTCGTTTGATTACTTCGTCAACTCGATGGGACTCACAGCAACGTGGGAAGTTATCGCGTCTGAGGAAACAGAGATCGGCAAAAGACTTGCGGCTATGTCTCTTGAAGAGAAGATGGCATTCACAGAACAGGCTATGCAACTTATTGTAGACCCAACTACTGGTGAGGACACTCTCGCCAGAGATTTGGGGATAGCAATATCCACAGCTAGGATGTCTATGGGTGGTTATGCTGGTGGTGTAACCCCGAATGTGTTGTCCACGCTTTACCCTAACAAACCATCGGGTGAATACGATGATGACGCAATTCGCGCTTACGCCAGAGCACTCCAGTTCATATTTATGCAAGATGCTGTGCCGTGGGTAAGGTATGTGAAGTCCAACAATCAAGACGTTCACTACAGGGTCATCAGAGATGGCAAGGCAATCCAAGGTGGTGCGAAACTTGCCACTCAAGAAGAAGCACAGAGGTTGTCCCAAGAAAAGAACGCTAAGATTGACGCACCTCAAGTTGTTAAAGTTGAGGGTGGTTACCAGATCCTTAATTCTGAAGGCAGTCCTTACAAACTTAAAAGTAAGCAGACCAAGAAGATGGAAGAAGTTCCTATCTTCAAACCAGACGAAGACACTTTAAGAAGTGAGCATCAAGATGACGACGGCAATTTTGAGGATGGTTGGGACGAAGCAAGAGTTCTTAAAGAAGCAGACAGTAATGCTCAATCAGCCGCCGAAGAGTTTGCCAACAGAACCATACTAACTTATGTCGCGGGCAACGATCAGTCCCACGGATTTATTCTTACGTTCGACGAAGACTTAACCTCAGAAAAAGAACAAGAGATACAAGACACCTTGGGTGAAATACACCCAGACTTAGGGTTTACAAAGATAGACAGTAACCAAGTTACTGTGATTAACTTTAAGATTGACTATAAAGACATGCTCCCTGAGTTGACAGACGGAGCGTTTGCAACCAAACTAGCAGAAAAATATGAAAAAGAAGCAACCTTTGAAAAAATCGCAACCGTTGGAGAATACGGATACCACGACTGGAACTCCGACCCAGAGGGAGATGTCATCCTTTCCCTCAGCCCCAGATTCACACCCGATATTCAAGAGGGGGTTCGCAATCGGAGGGAGAGGTTTCTCCAGATCTCGTCGGACACAGAAGGAAGAGTAACCCCAAGGTTACAATCCCGCTTCGGTGCTGACTTTGTTCTCTCTAAACTAAACAAAGCCGAGCAAGATCAACTGGGTGGTCAGAGAATGACTCCCACAGGGAAACCTATGACGGGGACTGTCGTATCTAAGCAGAACATTGCAAAGATTTGGCAACAAGGTTTTGAGAAAAGCAAAAGACGATACGACAAAGCTAAAGAGAGGTTAGAGGAAGATGGTATTTATCTTCCTGAACTTACCATTGATAGGTATGCGCCCACTCCCGCATCCACCTTAGAGTTATTTAAGTTGCCTGATATCGCCCAATGGCATTCTGACATGGCGAACTTTGTAATACCGGAAGGATACGACACAATCGCTTTCGTCCCTTGCGCGGCTACTAAACCTTGGTGTGGGGCTACAGATGCAAAGACTTTGCAGAGCAAAGCGCACCGTATGCTATACCCATCCTATAATCGGATAAGGGAGATGTTTGATGATGGGGCAGTAGGAAAGAATTTCAAAAGGGTTTACTTTGTAACAATCTCAGAACCGTTAGGTGTTGTCCCACAAGACAGGTGGCACAACTTCCCGACCTATGATAACTCAGGACTGTTCACCGATGCTTCCCAACAGTCAGGGTTCTCTACTCAATACTGGTTGGATCTTCCGAAGGACAAAGGGGGAACAGGAAGCAAACAATTACTTCCGTTCGACGAAAAAGCATTCGATCAAGCGATAGACACACTAGGCGAAGTTATCTCAAACTTTGTGCAGACAAATAAAAAGAACAACCCCAACTTGAATGTCATCAGCTTTGTTAAAGACGATAAGACAAAAGGTTCGCATGAGTTAATGGTGGAGTCCGCTTCAAAGTTTGCAGGGCAAGATATTGTCCCTGCGCAAAACAACTATGCCAAACGTGCTGAGTCGGGAACAGCACCTGAAGCTCTATTGAAAACAGTTTTGGGACTTGAAGGGCAGGTAGAATACGACCCCAATTTTGTGGTTGATCGGGCGCAGATAATAGCTAAGTCGCCACTTCCCACACAACCGAGGTTACAGTCCCGATATGGTGCGGGTTCTTATATCCCTTCTGAGCTTGATGCGGATTCGGTTGACTTCAGTAGCTGGATCGAAACCCTTGAAATACCATTAATGGGGGTAGGCACATACAAGAGTCCTTCTAAAATGTGGAGGATGTTCACAGGGTATGCTGACCGCGATATCATGCGCTTTAAAGAAGAGCGTGACGCTTTCATTAGCACAGCAAAAAAGAGGGTAGAAGAATTTAAGGAAAAGCACGACAGGATAATTAAAGAAGAAGAGAAGGAAAGAAACATTACCATACCCCCAGAACTTATCTCAAGGGCATCAGGTTCAAACCGTGGGTCGCAGTTGTCGGATGCACAGCTAGAGTCTGTTGAAGCACAATTCAATAAGGAGCGATCAGCCGCAAACAGGGAGGCAGACCTAAAAGTTAGGGAGAGTAAACTAGCCTTGGCTGAGTCTAATAAGGTGGCTAATGCCAAAAAGCTTCGCCGCCAAAATCATGCAGAACTTATAGCAGACCGCAACGAGGCACTTAAAACATTGCTGATGGTTTCCCCTAAGGCACACGCGCTTATCCTAGATATGCGTAAGCTGACTGATGAACTATCCAAGATAGGTAACAGTTTATTCAGCGGGTTCTTAAATAGGAAAGAAGAATTTAAAGCTACGTTCGACGGTAACGGGGGGATATACATCACGAGAAGATACAGGATGTTTGAAGATGTTGATTTCATCAAACAGGTATCTGATGAGAAAGACCCGACATACGCAACAGAAAGGGAAGACGCAATAAACTTCTTTGCAGATCAGTATATGGATTACCACACGGCTGAACTGATGAAGAACGAAATGCTGACCGAATCAGAAGCGCGGGCGCAGGTGGAAGCAGACCTTCATTCTAGGGGGTCTAATGCCCGCTCTATGGGGGATGACATGATGAAGGAGTTCATTAATGCATATGAGAAGAATGCAGTTAAGCACGAACTTGAAATCTATGAAGGAGCAGATGGGGGGCGCAGTATAATTTTGAACGAGAAAAAGTTTAAGGCGGGGGCACTGAAAGCTCTAGTTAACAACCTCAATTCCAAGAAGAACATCCCATCCCCACTTAGGAAACTGCTTGGGGAATACGGTGATGAAGCGGGCGTATCTAACATTAGCCACACCATACTCAAAACAGCGAGTATAATGGCTAACCAAGCTTTCTTTAATAGGGTTGTCGAGCACGGAACAAAAGGTAGTAAACCGTGGTTAATTACGCGGGAAGCGTATGTTGAAGATTTACAAAAGAAACCAGAGGACAGGCAGTATGCTAATTGGGACACCCTTAAAGGGGATGAGGGTGAGCTAGATTGGAATCCGTTGAAGGGTTACTATGCCTCACCGGAGGTGCTAAAAGACTTCCGAGACCTCATAGCCTTGAACAGAAAAGATGCTGTAACTAAAGATGTCACTAGCGACACTGAGTATCTCTTCCACAGCTTTGGAAAATTTTTACACAGAGCAACGGGACTATCACTTGCCGCGAAAACTTTAGGCTCAGTAGGTTTCTATGTCCGCAACATGATGGGCAATGCCATGTTCTTCGGACCGATGCAGGGATACTACGGAGGGATCGGCAAAATGTTTGGGGAGATCGGTGGAGTGGCGGGGGTCTCCTCCGCGTTGCGTGAGAGTTCGATGATCGTCCGTGCGGCTAAAGGTTCTCTCGCTGAAATGAGTTCAGAGCTAAGTGTTCTAGAGACTTTGAATGTGTGGGGCGACGAGATGGAGGCGGGTGCTTTGCGTGACCTACTCACTGGCAAGATGACCACGGTAGATGTCGAAAACAAAATAGCCAAACTTGCCAAAGACCACGGTGGGAAAGTTAAGAAGGGTTACGACAGTGCTGTTAAACTAGCTACCCGTCTCGCGTCTGCTATGGATGCGTATTACAAAATAGGGTTATACGAATTTGAGTTGGAGACACTCATTGAAGCGGCTAAAGCTGATAGCCCTAACGGAAAATACAAAAGACTACTTAAAAGTGACGGGACTCCTTCAACAGATATGAAGCGTGCCGCCGCAATCAAAGTTAAACGGACATCCCAGTCTTACAGTCAAGCACCCCCGCTAATAAAGGCACTGACAAGAAGCTCCGCAGGGTTACTTATTGCGCCGTATGTTCGTTTTGCGGCAGAGATTCCTAGAGTCATTGGCAACACTTACTCTTTGATGAAGGAAGAAAAGAATGACCCTAACCCTGTGATTAGGAAAAGGGGTCTAAAAAGGAGGCGCGGAGTCATGGCGACTACTTCGTTCACTTTTGGTTTGCCAGTTCTCCTGAAATTACTCGCGGGCATTGGTGAAGACGAGGATGAAGCACTAAGAAAAGGGCTTCCCCCATACCTGAGAGGGCACACTTTCTTCTACATACCTTTAGGTGAAGATGACTTGTTCAGTTTAGATTTAACTTACCTTAATCCATTCTCCGTAGTAGCTGACCCCATAGCTCGCGCAGGTGAACAGTTGTTTAGGGGCGAACCATTGGCGGCTGTGTGGGCGTTGAGAAGATTGTTCGAGCCTTACGTCAGTGAACAGATACTCGCTAAATCTGTCACTCAGGTTGTATTCAACAAAAATGACTATGACCAGAAAATAATGTATGGAGATGATGTCGCTAAAAACATTAGCAGAGCCTTTCTCCACATCTGGGAGCAAGCATATGAGCCTAGATCCTTTACTAAGTTGAAGGCTTCCATAAACGCCGCATTGGGTGACTCCACAGAACACCTGTCCAGCCCACTTGGTGTGATATTCAGTGAGTTCCTGCCAGTGAAACCACACAAAGTAGACTTATCTAAAAGCTTGAGAAACTATTTAAGAGAACACACGGGTGCATACAGAGACATCAACAATAAGTTTAATAGGCTACTCTCCAAAAACCTGACTGACGGGCAAATAGAAGATATCTACGACGACATTTTAAAAACAAGAGAGTTCCTGAACAATGACTTCCGCAAAACCCTGCGTGGATACAAGGGACTTGGAATGTCGTGGAGGGAAATACATGCGCAAGCAAAAGCGAAAGGCGTAAGTAAAGAAAGGCTAAAGCTTAATTACAGTGGGTTCATGAACCGTCCAGTGCTTTCCCCTTTCATTCAGGATAAACTCAAGGCACTTCCCCAAGGGAGGGACAGGATCAGGAAAGTTTCACGCTACGCGCAGAAATATAATAGATACATTTCACTAGACGATTAAACACAAACTACTATGAACAAAAAAGATTTTAAACCGCACATGATGTATCACCCCAAGACAGGGAAAGGGGTTCAGGCTACAAGTTACAAGAAGCACCTTGAGTTAAAAGAGAAGGGATATACACACAGCAAACCGACTAAGCGTAAGTCGTTTACTGAGGCTGTAAATAAGCGGATGGGAGGACGCTATTAAAATGAAAGGCATAGACTCAAAATTTTTAGTTTCACTGCTTATCGGTTTAGCGGTGCAAGCAGGGGGCATCGTTTGGTGGGCAAGCAACCTACAAAGCTCCGTTCAACACAACGATTTTCAAATCCAGATGATGGCAAAGGATGTGGAGAAGCACTCAATTTTTGTGCGCGATTGGCCAGCAGGAAAGTGGGGAAGCGGAAGTCTGCCCGATGACGTTAGGCAGAACTTAAAGATATCCATGCTGGAACTAGACGTTGAGAAGATAATGGAGAAGCTCCACAACGGAAGTGCCCCTAAACAGGACTAACTGCCCGACAACCGGAACCTCTCTTCCACAGCTTCGTTGTAGGTCATTCCCAAAGACTCAGCATTACCCATGTCCACAAACGGTTGGACATATTTGTCGAAACGTGGCGCGATTCCTGACCCATCTTTCAAAGACTCCCTGTAGTCCTTGTTGTTTTTCATCTCTTTTGCGAACGCGAAATACTTCCCATCTTTTAGGTGACCGATAGCTTTGGGCGACAGTCTGTAGTAGCCCCAAAAATCAAATCCTACGATGTTTTCCTTCGCTTCTTTGCTTAGAGAATTAAAAACATCTTCGCCTAGATCCTTTTTAACGTGGGCGATCTTGGGGGCTAGATCCTTGTAGAATAGATCCAACGCTTGCTTCGGCGTGATCTTCGTGAACTTCTCATTCGGGAGGATCTTATGCCCGTAGCCAATGGTTAGTATGCCTTTACTGTCCTTGTAAGGAGTAAGGTTGGGTTTACCTCCGATAACTTCATGTAGGGCAATCGCTTTAAAATAATCCGGCTCTTCAGAACTCTTAGTTGGCATACGAGAGTTTAACACACTTAACCCTTTTTAACAATCTCCTCCACCTCCCGCTTGACCTTTTGTTTTCTAAGACCTTCCCTTGATTCTAGTAACATCGCTTTCGCTAGGATCGCATAGTTGACGATATCCTCGCACGCATCTTCAACCGATTCATCTGGCACAGATAACACACCGTCATTCGCGAATGTCTTTATGCGTTGCAACTTGTCAATAATACGCATCAGGATTCCGGTTACAGGGTGCACTCCCAGAATCTGAGATGACTTAAAATTAGCGAATATATCTGTCGCTTCTTTGCCGCCAGTGTAGTCGTTATTTTTTATCTCCATGACTTTACGGCATTTGTCGTGCGTCTCGTCGTGGAGTTTGAGTAGTTCTTGCAGAGTCATAAGTGGAATATGACGGTGGTTACCGCTATGAGCAAGAAAGAGATAAGCATAAATAATCCCCCAAGCACATCTTGATTAGTTAGTATGTCAGTCATGGCTCGCCTCTTTATATTGTTTAGTTAAGTGGGTAGCTATTTGCATAGCTAGGCATTTCCCCGCTTTGTTATCCGTCATAAGTTCAGGCCCGATTTGCTCAACGCCAGCAAAGTTAGCCCATATCGTGAACACCCTAACCGTCGTAGGTTCGATGATGCCGTTAACAACCTCCCCCTGCATAAGGATTTTATGCGCCCCCTTGTGGTCAACTTTTCTTACGATGTGCATCACTCAAATTCATACCGTGTTATTCTGTGCAGTTCCTCCTCAATTTTTTCAAAGGCATCTGGGTCATTGGGTGGTAGCCCAGATAGGGTAACCACGCAACGAATGAAAAACTCCAAGTGTTTTCTTTGGTGGGCACGCACACAACGAACACTCGCTGAAGGCGCGAAAGCTATCACGCTCCACCCCGAAGGGTTCATGTCGTTGTCATCGGGTCTGGCTTTGAGTGCTAACTTAACCCCGTTAATTTCCAGTATAGCCGCAGTTGTGTTCTCAGGTTCTTTCATTTTATGTATTATAATGTGTTGAATTAAACTCACATGGCTGTGAGTGATGGATTGTTTTCATGTTGTCCAGCTTGTTGCTTATAGCTTGCATCACATACTCTTCGATTGATTTGTCTGAGAGCAGTATTTTTTGCAACGCATCTGACTTTGCACCGTTCCTGTGGATGCGCCCAATGACTTGGGCAAACTCCTTTGCGTTGAAGCTTGGGGAGATCAGCGAAAGCCTTGGTCTGTTACCCAAAGTATCGTGCAACGAGATACCAGTCCCACCTGTAGCGGCGTTGATGGCTATACAATTGACCTCATCTTTTTGGAAAGAATCAATATATTGGTTACGCTTTTCTTGGGGCGTTGACCCATCTATAAATTCGCAACCTATTAGCGATGATAGTTCGTGTAGGCTTTCAGTGAAGTTGAGAAACACTACCACATTGTAACCCTCTTCAACTGCATCTTGAGCCATAGTTGCTATGTCCCTTACTTTGTATAACTCGCACTGTTGCCTAGCGCGTAGGATTTTAACTATGATCGGGTCTTCTTCGTCATCATTTTTAAGGTGATCTGGAACTGTCCCATCCTCGACGTATGCTTTAACATCAGAAGGCGACATTTTAAGTTTGTTGTATGCCTTAACAATTTTGTCGTTGTTGTTAAACTCGATGGGGTCAACGAGAACTCTGTTGTCTCTAAAAGAATCGGGAAAATCAGATACAGTCAGTCCGTGCGTGTTGATGCCATACATTTTCTTCCTAAGTGTAGTTAAGGCATATTTAGGATCACGCATTTCAAAGCCACCCCAGTGTCCTTTCTCACACTTCAGCGACCGTAGCCATTGCCAGTAGTTCGGCAAGCCCCCACGCGATTGATCATTCGCATGCAACCGGAGCATGTAGCCCAACGGGCGCATCTCCATCGGAGTTTCACAGGGTGTCCCACTCATGCCGTGAATCCTAAACCCCTGCCTCACCAGAGACACTAACAGGTTGGCATTTTGAGTCCACGGACCTTTAAATTTGTGAATCTCGTCAATGAGGATCAATGTTTCTGGGGGTATACCCCACTTAAAGTTTTTCTTCCCAATCTTTTTGACCCAAGGAGTGTTACCCTTACGCAGTTTCTCAACATTCAAGATAAAGAGGGGGTCAATCCCACACTCCCTAAGTTCAGACTCCCAAGTGGGGAACACAGCTTTTGGGCACAGCACGGCTACTCTATCGAACACTCGATCCGTGCCCTTCGACTTGGCCAATACCGATCTGGCTATCTGCGAACCAACAACAGTCTTGCCAGTGCCCATCTGGGAGGAGTCCAAAGTGTTGTAACCACTGATAAGTGTATCCACAAAAAACTTATGTGCCTCAGATTGTTTTGGGAACAGGGTCTTCATCAATTCATTATTCTCTTCTCTGCAATCTTGAAATACTCTGGGTCGAGTTCAATGCCGATGAAGTTGCGGTTGAGTTTCTTACATACAACACCCGTTGTTCCACTCCCCATGAACGGGTCAAGGACTGTGTCTCCTTCGTTGCTCCAAGAAGTGATGTGGTCGTGTGCGAGTTTGTCGGGGAATCCGGCAGGATGTGCAGTGCCATATTCAACAGAGTTGCCCCCACCGACCACATATTTCCACACATTGTTTATCTTCACTTCACCAGTGAGAGATACCCGCTTCTTTATAAAATCCCCATTCTTATTCCTTGTAAACGCTTTAACTCGTTCAGTTCTTTTGTCATTGTATTTATTACGTCTTGCTCTGTGTATAGGGTTGAAAGTTCTTGGCTTCCCTTTACTGAATATAAACATATACTCAAATGCTTGATAGTAACGATTACTACCACCCACAGGGGGAGGGTTATCCTTCAAGTAAATCATCGTGTCGTGTAAATTAAAACCACAATCTTTTGCCCACAATGCTTGCTTGAAACTTGTCCCTGTCTCACTTCCTTTGATAGTAGCATCACCGACAACCCACACCACAACACCGCCATCTTTTGTCACTCGATACAGGTCTTGTATAGCCGCCCTCCATACATGATCACCCCATAGATCACTGTTACCGTTGTAGGTTCTGAGGTTGTCGTAGGGGGGTGAGGTTACGGTTAGGTCAACACTCCCATCTGGGGTATCCCTCATCTTCTCTAGACACTCCCCTTGTATCAACTCAATCTTTGGTATTTTTGGGAGCGGGTTTTTCATTTTTATGGTGGGACTTGTCGTGCCAGCACTTGCCATGCGCAATAGATATCATCTCTGTCTAGTCTTTGTTACTACGGTTTTACCAGACTCAGGACTCACCGTGACATCAATGTTGAATATTTCTGTGCTTTGGTTTCGTGTTATCTTTTCACACGCGGTAGCAACCCGACGAGTTAAATACTCAGCGATGATGTTAACATCTTTTTGGGTCAGCTTGTGCGTCATCCCTTCAATTAGGTTGAGGAAATGATCTATTTTGTTTATCCGTTTTGCGGCGGTATTCTTAGCCTTTTTGTTTGCCATGCTAGTATGTTGTTTTTGTTTCGCCTAGAAGAACTGAGCTTTCTTCAAGTAACTCTTCGGTCTTTGTGAGTATGTCATCCTCCCAATCCTCATAGGGGACTTCTGATTGAAAGTAGCTCTTGATGTCTTCAGCAAAGATCTCTAAGAGTCCGTGTATATCCTGTGCAGTTTTGTTATTGACTGGCATTTATTTTCCTAGTTGCGATGCGGCAGACCAAGTGGAGATAACTTCTAAGCACTCCTTGAAGGTTGGGTTACCATCAAGGTATTCCCATTCACCTTTGGACTGCTCCCAAATCCCCCATCGGTATTCCTGCCCCATCTTATTGAATTGTGAGGGTCGGTCATACGCCCCCGTTCTGGTCGAATCCTCCACCCTGTAGTTATTGTTCTGAAGGTCGATGACTTCATACAGTCCCTTGCTTAATTTACGAACTAACATGTTAACTACTTTCCTATGGTTCGGATTAGTGGTATTACCAACTGCTCCAAATCTTCGATGGCTTGTCTGACATCTGCGCGAACATGAGGGTCGCTTATACCCAGAAGTCTAAGGTTATTCGCCACCTCACCCACTTCCATTATGGCTTTGCCCCTTTCTCTTTCCAGAGTTTCGCGTAGCCTTTTGTTAAAGCTTGTTGAATGAACCTCGGTCATGACTAAAGATTCAGGGTGCAGGTTTCACCTTCCAGCAGATCCTCTACTTCCAACAAATCATCAACTGCTCTGAGAACCTCAACCTTCAACTTGTAGTCCATAGGGTTGATAGCAATTTTAGATTTAATCTCAGCGACTGTATACGCTGGGTCAGATTTAGATACCGACGAACGTGTGTTTGTTTCGACGGCTTTTGGTGTATCGAGTTCTCCTGTAAGAAGACTCTCGATGGGGGTGCGTTGGGTTTTACTGGATCGCATCTTGCGAAGTGCAAAAGATGCGGGGTGCTGTTCTGTCTCTGGTTGAAGTGATGCGAGATACTTCTCGCCGTTCAATTCCACAAGACGTTGGACGGGTTTGTTTAACGGTGTTGGCATTTTTATTTATTCAGGTTTAATTCGACACCATTATAGGTGTCGGTGTTTTATTGTCAATTATTTTCTCAATACCCATAAGGCAAATAAGAACCTATGTTTGCCCTCATCTCGGAGAGGTCGGTGAGATACGGTTGCCCATACTTGTCTTTGTCATCAAAGCAAGAGTCGCAAAACACAGCACCCGTGTCATCGTGCAAGTTACCTTCGTCTGCCCAACTGGATATGTCATCAGTCACTACCTGCTCTTCGCCACAACGGTGGCATTCTAGGATCTCATACTCTTCTTCGTCTTCCTCACTCATTGGGTAACCCCTCTATATCTATCATGCTCCGGTCATACATCATTATGAATCCAGCACCATTGCACTGGACACCCATTACGTTGAAGCTTATCCACTCCTCTGCCTCTTCGCGGGTCATGCCGCGCCCCATAAATACATCTATCATTTTTTGGTAGTCGTAGATCAACTGACCACAATCTGAAGCTCCCGCTATGGCTTCGTCCAATCCATCTAATACTAGTGCACCTGTCACAAACATGGTTAATCTCTGTCGGGGTTAGATACGGCAAAGAATCTAAGAATGAAGATTACTAGTGCCGACCAAATTAAAAATCCAAGTATGATCATTTCGTTAATCCTCTATCTTTGTTCGGATCATTTACATAGCACGGGTCAACCCACTTCACTATCTGTTTAGTGCGTCCTTTGCCCGTCCAGTATCCTCTAAAGTGTCCCCGCCGCCAGTGTGAACTCACCTTACCCCGTTCACCATACCCTTTTTCCTTCATTGAACTACCATACTTTCGCCCAATAAAACAGGGACTCCATTTGCTGTCGTTCATTAGCTTACCTCGACGATGTCTAATCCGTTGCACCTCCTTGCCTTCAAGCTCCACCTCTTCTGGTTTCGCGGCTAGAAACAGTAACAGCTTTAGTGTGAATCGGGTTAACTCCAGAGCCTCGTTAGCACCTGACTCATCCCCGAACTCAACAAATGCGTGGTCGGTCAGAAAGTCTAAAGAGGCGCGGATGGATTTATCTAGGAGCGGAAACCGTATAGGCATGTTGTTGCCGTTCAAGGTTACTCCCCCAATGTTTATGACAGGGGCAAGCGTAACCTCATCCTGATACTCGGCTAAACCAAACTCATCTATCCAAGAGTCGCGGATCTCTTTCCATGTCCCATCCCCCTCAGACACTATCCGCTTATTCAGGGACTTGATGTCTTTGATGTCCACACCAAGTGAGCTTAACGCATCTTGCCTCAACGCATTGTGGTTGCCGCCAGTATGGCAGACCGTGAATGTTCGACTAACGGCTAGCGCAATAACGGGGTCATGGTTTCCGTGCTGGTCTTTCGACGCAATCACTAAACTCTTAGGGAGGGACACAACAAAGGCAGGCATACTGAACAGTAGCTCAGACAACTCTAACGAATCATCGAGGTGACTGCGGTGTATCATGTCTGCGCAAGTCGGGTCTAAAAAGTAAGTTCGCCAATCAAAAGACCTAAGTTCTTTTTTGATGTCCGCCCATGTGTCCACACTCAGCGCGGCTAATGAAGATCTATCCTCCTTGTCCACTTTGGAAAGCCCTACTTCCCATAGGGCAATGCCGATAGAAGTTGGGTCATAACAATCTCCAGTGCTGTTAAAGGTCTTAGGGAAGAACGAACGGTAAGCTGACTCGTGGTCAACGTCCCTTGCGTCAGGGTGCATGAGGCATTTCCATATTCCCCGCCTAATTTTCTTCGTGCTGTTTCCCCACACTTCGTCAGGCTGTAGGTCATACATGTCGAACCTAGCGCGTGAGACCGCGTCCATGTTGTCCCGTATCACAGGGTATGGGTTAGAGTTTTGGTGGTTCATTCGCCTTCTACTCGGTTAAGTTCCCTAACTGCTGTCCGAATGTATGGGATGAAACAAGCAATGGACTCATTGTCACCATCCAAGCTTGCCACCTTCTCCTCAATGGCATCTAGGGCTTGCAGATCCCGCCTTGAAAGGGCTATTGAGAGTGCCAGCATGGCATCATCTCCATCTTCTATTTTGTTTATTTGGTTATGGTTCATGTATTTTTTTATTCAGGTTAAAATTTGTAGCGTTATCTCTAATACTGATAATCGGGTTTAGCTTTAGACCTATCTAGCTGACGTTGTTTTTTGCGGCGGCGTTTTTTCTGCGCCTTCTCATCGGAACGGGAAAGGCTGTGGCAGGTCTCATGTATTTCTTTTGGCATCGTTCTTCAGGGTTTACTGCTGGCTAATGTTAATGGTGACATCTTCAAGATATTCTTCGGCGGTGTTAAGTGGGATAACAACGCGGTGTAGGAATTGTTTATGCGCCTTTGGGAAATCGTTC